ATCAGAAACGTAAGATCCGGAAGCGACAGCGGGAGAGAAGGGGGACAAAGGATCTCCATTGGCATTAGGACCATCGCCCCATTGGCCACCAGTGCTAGGATCACCATCACTTGCACCAGCCATCTGGAAAAGACCGTTAGCACCGATGAACCCGGCAGTTCCACTGGTTTCGGCGGGACCACCGAAGGCGTGAACGGCATTGGGAAGGGCATCAATGGCATCAGTGTAGTTGAAGGGCTGGGCACCGAGGGTCTTGAAAAGGGTGGAAGCGGCATCCAAAGAAGCACAGTAGTCAACGTTGGCATCAGGCTGAACAACCCAGATCAACTCCTTGCAAGGGTGGTTGAAATTGAGCTTGATCTTGTTGGAAGAGGATCCAACAGACTCATCACCAGTGAACTGGAGCTGCTCAATGAGGTATTCGTGGGGGTTCTGGGCCATCTTTCTGCGTTCATCAGTGTCGAGGAAAATGTAGTCAACATAGAGGGAGGCAGCAACAAGGGATTGTTGGTAGGCAGCAGAAACGGATTGGGTGCCGGAAGGAGCAGACAAGGATTTGACGGCCCAGAGGCACTCACCGATGGGGCGGAAATCAATGTTGATTTTCACCTCGTGGTATTGGAGGGCAATAAGGGGAAGGGCAAGGCCGGGGTTGCGGCAAAACCAGAAAAGAAGAGGAATGTAAAGGGTGGTCTCGGGGAGGGCATTGCGGGGAGCGCAAACCTGGGAAGGCCCACCGGAAGAGGCGCAAGGTCCAGAGACGTTGGCGAAGGTGGGGTCAGTGATGTAGGTAAGCTGAGTGGTGTTGCCAATCATCTTGAAGTACCCACGTTGCTGTTCGGCAGACATGGTGACCTGGTTCCAGATGTGCATCCAATCACCATATTGGCGATCGATTCTCTGGCCACCAATCTCAACCTCGACGGTAGAGATGAGCTGCTCACCGATGTAGTCCAACCAACGGGCATAAACACCACCAGGGACGTTCATAGATTGGTTGATCTCGGGGAGAGTCACCTGAAGGTAGGTGCGGTAGCAGAGATCACCGTTGCGACTGATAGTGCAGGTAACTCGGCGACCGAAATCGGCCTGCCCAGAAAATGTCTGTTCAATACTCTCCATCGCAAAGTTTGTGTGGCGTCTGTAAGAAACCTTCCAGAAGGTGATCTCAGGTGTGCCGGTAAGAAAAACGTCTTGTGCGCCGTAGGCGACTAGTTGCATTAGTGCTCCTCCCATTTTGGATTATATACTACGAAAAGATAAAAATTTCAGAAAAATCGCTAAATGATTTAATAAATAAAATAATGTTGGATTTCTGCTGGTACTTGTAATATCAAAAAATATTATAATTGGTAGTATTTTTACTTCACATATGAAGTAAAAATAGAATGAATTGCCTAAAAACATTTACAAATGGTCAAAAACACTATTTGGACATTTGGACATTCGAAAAATATAAAAATGGAAAATATAAAAAATCACAATTTATGTAAAGTGCAATTGGATTGTACAAATGTTTCTAAATAGTTTTCTTGGAATACTTCGCGTTTACCTTCGTGTTTTTTGGTAAAAATATACGAACCTTGTGATTTTTTCACGGCCCAACCTTTTTCTAAAGCATTTGTGATAAATAGCATTTTTTGAAATGTTTTTCGGTCAATTTTTACGTTGGATGAAAAATCGACCGAAATGGGAAAAGGCTCGGAATCGGACATATTGATTAAATGTTATTATATATATTTTCAATGATGTATAAAAATATATATTTGACCGTACATCATTTTTTCTTGTGCGTTTTATTTTTCTTATGTGTTTTGTTTTTCTTTATGTCTTTTGTTTTTTTGTTTCGAGATATTCTTTTTTGTTGAGTATATTTGGTCGGACTAGTAAATCCCAAAAAGGGGTTCGATGGAGGTAAGTTTAAACCTTTTTTGCGGCGGGTTTTTCGTCGATTGTTCCCAGCGGTTTGTTGTATTAATGACCTATTTACCGAAGGGATTCGATATTCAGTATTAGGGAGTTCTATTTGTGTAATCATATTTATATTATTATTATTATTATTATGCAGTTTTAGTAATTTTTCTCTATATAATCGTTCATATTCATCTCGTTCTTTTTGTAATTTTTCTTCTCTTGGATTTTTTACTACAAGTGTTTCGGCTACCATATTCGATTCAGGGGTTATTGCAAACCCAATATTTATTTTATTCAACCCATTTAAATGAAAATTTAAAACTTCTTTAAATTGTTGTACTTTTTCTGGTTTAAATACAGGATTTTTAAAATCAACCCCCAATCCATTTAAAATCCCTTTAAAAATATCTTGGGTACCGCCTGTTTTTTTTCCACCGGGTAATAATGTTGATGTTGATGTTGCCGTTGTAGAACTTTGACCCGAACCAAATAATTGTTCGAATAAATCTTCTATATCACTATATAACGAATTTGTAGTACTTTTTATCGAAGACATGTTTTCATTGTTTACATATTGTTTGTATTTTTCATTTTCAATATAATATAGCAACACCATATTAAAATTAAATTCGCTCGCATTAAATCCGTTGTATTTACCGGTTAATGGTTTATCAGGAAACGAAAACGAGTTGTTTTCAACCAACGTCTTAAATGAATTATTTGGAATATAAATGTCATTTTCATATTCCTCTTTAAATTGTTCAAATGCATCTACATAATTTTGCATAAAGACTATGCTTTCTGTTTTTTTTGCATTAACAATATTACTAGTTATTGGTTTAGCTACTGTTTCCGGTCTTTCTTTTATAAACATGTTAAAATTAGGTTCCAAAAATGCAAATTTTGTTATAATAAAATCATAGTTTTTATCTTTTTGCAAATTATTATAATTTTCTATAATATCATCTAAGTTAAATGGGTTTGTTTTACTGTTTTGCTGTCTATATATTATTCGTTTTTTAATTATTGATATATACTCATTATCGTCGTTTTGAATACCCGAGCTCACTTCAGGATCAACTTCGGTTGGAAACAATAACTTTTCTGTTGTTTCTAAAAAAACATCAATTAATTGGTTTGCGGTTTCAGTCGGACCAAAAATGGGAGGAAGTATAATAGGCGTCGTCTTATCAACATTTTTCATAAATGTAAAAATACCAAATAAACCTTTTAAAAACATTTCAATTTCATATGCAGACGCAATATCCTTTTCTAATAAAAAGTTGTTCTCTATTTGCGTATTTTCTTCATTTTCATTTAAAATCTCCAACGATATCTTTCTATTTACAAAACTATGTGTTGTATCTAATAAAAAATCATTTATAAACGAATCAGTGTTTATAAAGCTAGCTACTTTAACAGGTGATACTAATAATTTCATTTTTGTTAACATTGCAAATGTATCATCATATTCTTGACTACCACCATTCTGGCCTCCACCATTTTTTATTGCTATACGCGAACTCCTTCTTACCTCATTTATTTGTATTTTTTGTTGTATTTTAGTGCGAGCTTCCGCTAAATCTTTTGTTATCTTATCTTCTGCTTCTTTTGTTGTTTCTTTTGTTGTTTCTTTTGTTGTTGCTTTTGTTGCGGCTTTTGTTGCGGCTTTTGTTGCGGCTTTTGTTGCGGCTTTTGTTGCGGCTTTTGTTGTTGCTTTTGTTGCGGTTTCAAAATCCGTTATTTTTTTTAATTCGTTATTCAATATTTCATTTTCAATTTCTATTTTTGCAGTTATTGGATCAGATGGTATTATATCGTTCAACGAAACTCCATTTTGGTCTAATTGTTCATTTGCAATTTGAATAATTTTTGAATAAGATAAATTCTTATTATCAGACGATTTTTTTTGTATATCAACAATCATTTGTTTGATTTTACCAACAAAATCGTTCTTCAAACCGCGTAATATATTATTATTCAAATTTTGATAAATAGGTATTATCAATGTAGTAATTCCCAAATATTGCGTTGTTCTATCGATAAATGCATCTGCGTTTCTTGATTCCTTTAAAGGAGTTTCTGACGATTTGTATGGAATTACGTTTGATATATTATCACGAATACCTTTTGGTACATTTTTATCTGTTTGTTTTACATCTAATTTTATTGTTTTGTTTGTTTCATTTTTTGTATTTATTTGTTCTGTTATGCTACTAGTAGATTGTATTGTATTTTTTATTTGTGGTATAATTGAATACAACTCTTTTATTTTCTTTGCAGCAATAGCGATTTCTTTTAATTTTTCGTCGTTTTCTTTATTTGCTGTGCGCTGTACAATCAAGCTATCAAATTCTTTATTAATATCATCTTCAAAATTTTTTATTATATTTACCAAAGTATCTTCTGGTATTGTTGTTGTTGTTGTTGTTTTAATATCGTTCAATAAATTATAATTGGTTATGATTTGTTTTTTACAATTATCATAATATGATTTATTGTTTTCCTCCAAATACAATGATATTGAATTGATCAACTGTAAAATGGGCAAATAAAGATAGTAATTACGCAGATATGCTTTATAAGATTCATCATCAGATATTTTTAACTCTAATAAATAAGCTATGATCGAATCTTTTATTTTAATGCATTCATTAATTTTGTCATCAAATGAACCAAAAAACACTTGAGATAAATTGGTTTGATTGTTTTCTTTAACTAACAATTTATCTAATTGTGTGTTTACATTTGCCAATTTATTATGTACATAAATAATAAACCCGTTTTGCGTGTTTTGCACAACAATGGGTGTTTTATAATTTAGTGCACATCCAATAGCTAATCTATCAAACGAAAACAATGAGTGGTTTCCATTTGATAGAAAATTAATAATTGCTTCTTTAAATCCTTTCACAACATCTTTAAATTTTTGTAAATGAAAATTTTCTTGACAACAAACAATTGATTGTCCTGCGTCTCCCGTTTTTTTCGCCAAAACTTGTATTTCCGATGAGTAGTCCATTACTTCATCCAATAAAACAGTCTCTTTGGTTTTCAAAAATTTAACATATCGGCGCAAGTCGTCTCCTTTTGCTCGATAATTTGCCATCTCACTTTTGTTTAAAATTCCATTTCCCTTTGCAGATAAAGTTTTGTCAGCATAAGCATAATATCTTGGTTTAGCTGGATCGGTTATGATTAAAACAGCTTCGTGTTTACTATAATTATTGACATCTTCTGCGTTTGCTTGAATTCCCATATACATATTTTTATTCGTATATAACATCGTTTCTGGAACTTTTTCGGAAAACATATATTCATTATTTGTATCTTTCGTACTACTTGTCCAATCTGGATATTTTGTAAACGTTTTCAAATTGGCATTTTCCCAACAAAATACAAATTTACTATCGATATCTTGAAAACCATAATCTTTTCCGGTATGCCAGGATGTTTTCCCTGCAGGATCGTATAATGTCTGCGTGTTTTGCACCCAATAAAAAGTTTGGCTACCTCCTTTATTTGTATTTGTTAAATCTTCTCGTACATTTGCATATGCAACATCACATACTATAAATACATCGTCGATTACGCCCATATCATTTAATGCTTTTTGAATGAATGATTCTGTAGTACCTGTTTCGTGTTGTGGACGATAAACAAATCGTATTTGATAATCATCTGTTATTTCTTGATTAAATGTTTCTGATTCGGGTTTAAATATACGTTCTGATAATGTTGGAACTTTATTTATTGCTTTTTTAAATTTTGCCATCCCAGGTTTACCATTTAATACATATGTTTCTAAAAATGTATCTTCGTCTAATATTTTCTTATCATCTTCTTTGCATTCTACATCATTGGCTTTACATGGGGGTATATTTTTAGAAACATATTCTTTAGTTGTGTTAGAATCAAAAATATCGTGAAAATCGTGTTTTGCGTCCGCGAAGGATGATTGTCTACCTTTTTTCGATGTATATGTCGCTGATTTTGCTTCTGATTTTGCTTCTGATTTTGCTTCTGATTTTGCTTCTGATTTTGCTTTTGGTGGCATTTTTTTATTCTTTCTTTATTTTTTGTTTACTTATTGTTTCTTTAATGTTTCTTTATTTATCCAAATGTATTCTTATATAACAATAACATTTTTTATCACTAAATAATTACAGAAAACAACATATTAAAAAGTCGCTTAGAATAATATTTACTTAATTGCTTACTTATCGAAATAATCAATGAATTCTAATTTAAATACGAAAAAAATACTTCAAAAACCCCATATTAACACAATTGATGAAAAACATACTGAAATGTTATCTTGGTTCAATGATATCGAAACCACTATTGTACCACAATTAACCGTCGCAATCGAAACATTAAAAAACCAAATACATACTTTATCCGACAATCAAATCGAATTATTTATGGAAATAAAGGACCAAATAAAAATCCACAAAGCCAAGATTCGATATTTAAAATCACAAAAAAAGCGTTATTTATTAGAAAATTCGAAATACATATTCAATTATTTCGAAGAAAAAAAACAAATAAGCGGCGGGGGGAATCAAAATGTAAACGTTTTAAATTCATTTTTCAAAGTTCGGTCCAAGAATCCAGAACGTTCCGATCCCGATAAATATACCCAAGCCAAGAAAATATACCAAACCTACTGGAAAAATGTGAACAATGATCTAACGAATCCGCAAGATTTTATCATTCAATGCGATGTGTGCGAAAGTTGCCACAATGGCGAATTAATCCCACAAGACGAAGAAGGTATTCTAATATGCAACAATTTAAAATGCGGCAAATTTATAACCTATATCGTAGATAGTTCAAAACCAAATAACAAAGAACCCCCGAACGAAGTATCTTACACTGCATATATACGTCTCAACCATTTCAAAGAAATATTATCTCAGTTTCAGGCAAAGGAGACCACGCAAATTCCGGATGAGGTTATTGAAGCCATCCGCAATCGAATAAAGAAGGAGCGCATCAAAGATATGACGCTTATTAATTACGACAAAATGCGTGAGATATTGCGCAAATTGGGATATAATAAATATTTTGAACACATTCAATATATTAATTCGATATTCGGTATTAAACCACCCATTATGAACGAAGAATTGCACGAGACATTATGTGTATTATTCATCGAAATACAAAAACCGTGGGCAGTTCACTGTCCGGCAAACCGTACCAATTTTTTTAATTATACATATACGCTTTACCAATTATGTGTTCTCTTGGATCAAACTCAGTATTTACCTTATATTCCAATGATGAAAGACCGCGAAAAACAATTGGAACAAGATATGATTTGGAAAAAAGTTAGCGGTGATTTGGACTGGGAATTTTTTCCAACAGTGTAATGGAGCGACTCGGAGCAACTGAGCAGCAATGGGGTAAGTGAGCGACTTAACTCCGGAACTTTAGCGAAAGAGTGTAAAAGATAATAATCGACGGGTAGCTATCTGCGTTTTCCTCCATAATATAATTTCTATTATAAAATTATATTATATAAATTATATTATATAATGGAACAAGTTTTTACAAATATATATGAAAACAAGATATGGGGAAATAATAATAATTCCGAATATAATGGTAGTAGTGGGGCAGGAAGCAATATAAATATAAATAGGGAAACTTATGTCCCTTTTTTAAAAAAATTTATTCTTGATAATAACATTAAAAATATAGTTGATTTAGGGTGTGGCGATTTTTTGTGTGGAAAAATAATATACGATGATTTATATATTTTATATACTGGATACGATGCATATAAAAAAATAATAGATTATAACTCAAAACAATTCTCATTGCCGAAATATTCTTTTACACATCTTGATTTTTGTAATAACAAAGAAAACATTGTAAACGGAGATTTATATATTTTGAAAGATGTTTTACAACATTGGTCATTAGATAATATCTATAAGTTTTTAGATTATATAATTGAACATAAAAAATGTAAATATATTTTGATATCTAATTGTTGTAATCAAACGCAAGATGATACGGATATTAGAGATGGCGAGGGGAGAGAATTAAGTTGTGATTTTCTTCCATTAAAAAAATATAATCCCAAAAAAATGTATAAATATTACTCCAAAGAAGTCAGTATTATATTATGTAATGTATAATACAATATATA